AAGGTTTGAATATTAGTAAAATTCTACAACTTGATAATTTGCAATTATAGTACCAGTATCACTTAATCTCGTAACTGTAACTGTAGTTGAGTTTGTAAGTTCCATCCTTGCACATGCCCAAGTATCTCTCATACTTGCATCTTCAGTATGTGTATAATTTAAAAAACTTAAAAGTGATTTACTTGTATTAACTGCATTTATTGTAGCTGTATTACTTGTTCCAGTCATTGTAATACTTCCAGATTGATTTGATTTAATTATTCCAGGATAAAATTCTATAACACAGTAAGTAACAACAGCATCCTCAAAAGGTTCATCTCTTGTTGCTGTAACTGTAGTTGAGTTTGTAAGTTCAAGTCTTACAAAAAACCAAGAAGCATTTGCTATATTTCCATCATTACCTGTTTTTCCATTATAAAGTATTAAAGAATTATTTGTATCAACAGAAGTTATTGTGTCTGTTTCTGAAGCAGTAGCTTCTGCTATAGAAACACTACCATGTTGAATACTTTTGATTACAGGTAGTTTACCCAATACCAATCCACCAATACTTAATTGTACCATTTTAAGTTATTGAAATTGACCCTGCAACTAATCCTCCTGTTGATGTTGCTAAACTACCAGCTGTTTCATAATAAAATACCCATTCCACAACACTACCTATACTTGTTCCACTAACTATTACACTTACAGGACTTATTTCAGCATTGTAAACCATAGTTTGAACATATGATTGATTTTCTCCTTCATAAGTTGCTGTAAGAATTTCATTAGCAGCACCTGAAGTAAAACCTATATTTGCTACTTGTGGAAAATCAAATCCACCAAAGTTAACTCTTCCAGTTACGTCATTAATTCCACTAACACCAATTGTTCCTCCTGAAGCCCCAGCTGTAAATTGGTTTCCGCTTGCATATTGTGTATGTAATAAAGTCATTTTTTACCTCCTTTTCATTATATTAGTATAAGACGTAAAGGATAATATTTATTATTGTTTTTAATATCTTCTATTTTCATAAACTTATTACTCTGTGGTTCTACAATCCATACTTGTTTATTGTTATCAACAAATATATTAAAAGCATGAGGAGAACTCCAAGCAATTCCAAAAGCAAATTGTTTTAGGCCATCATTCCAATATCCCATCAAAGCAAATGAAAATTCATCACAATCATGTTGTTCTCTTACCCATTGCCTTACAAATACTTTTGTTTCTTCACTAAACTTTTTTGCTTGAGCTACACTTGTTAATCCATACATTCTATCTGACAAATAAATATCATTACAATAAGGAGCAAGTAATTTCTTTAATTCAAATACACTTATCTCTCCTAATTTTTCTGGTTCATTTGGCTCGTCTATTTCATAAACTCTTTTAAGTGTAATTATTTTTTCTTTTAAACTTTCAATTTGATTTTTCAGTTTTTCTATTTCAGAGTTCACCTTATCCAAATCTTCTTCATACCAATATTCATATTGGATTTTTACAAACTTCTTCCATATTTTTTTTATCATTTTACGCTTTTGCAAATCTTAATGTAGTTTGAATTTGTAATTCTCTATCGCCTGCAAATTCAATAGCAGTAACTACTTCTCTATGGAACATGCTACCATTACTTGCTGCATTAAACAATCCAAATTCTGTTATAGTTGTTCCGCTCATCTCTGGTGCACTAAAATCTGCAATATAAGTTATATCCTTTGCCACACTTAAATCAATACTTGATACGGCGTTTCTGTCTGTTTCAGTAAGCAAAGCTATATCTCCAGCTGTTACTGTTGAACTTCCAGTTCCGACTGCATAATGACTTGGTCTATTTACTACACTTGAACCAATTATTCCAGCCATTGTTTTAATTCCATCATCTACTATCATTTAAAATTCACCTCCTGATTGTAAAAGGGTTGAACCTAAAGGAGTTCCATCTGTTAATAATGATGTAGGACTCTCCAAAATATCATGTCCTGTCTGATGAAAAATAAATCTGTTACCAAAAGATTTTACCCACAATTCCCAATGTTCTTCAACGCCAACATTTCCGATAAATGTCTCTAATCTTGTCATAACACCTTCTAAAGGACCTGCTTCTATTGTTTTCATTCTAAGTTTTTGGTCTTTCATCATATCCACAAAATCCGATATTTTCTGATTCATAGTTAATCTTAATACAGTATCATTTAAATTATTTCTCTTATTGAATGTGTAAGAAACGTTAATTATAGTATAAATCTGCGCATTAACATTATGCCAAGGCAAATCCACTTCCGCCGTGTTTCCAGGAGTTATTGCAATAACTCCTTTTACATCTATATCTCCCTGAATTTTAGGATCCTTATTTTCCACTAAAAATTCTGTCGCTCTTTCATTTGCTCTTGAAAAATCTTTTATCCCTAAATCTGTGATTACTTTCGCTTTAGGTCCGTAATTAGATATACTATTTGAATCTTGTTTAAATTTTAAAATAGGTGTACTTCTTTCATAATCTACTTGAACAGGAAGAGTTCCTGAAGCAGGAATATTATCTCCTGCAGCTATCCCTGAAACAAAGATAATACCCTTTTCATTAAAATTTACTACATATTTTAATCCAGATGTTACTGTGGGGTCATCCATCTGATAAATTCCACCTTTTTCCATTAAAACATTATGAGAAATAACACGGATATTATGAGGTTTATCTGTTAATGTAAAAACAGAACCAACACCGTCTGTAGCAAAAGTATCTGTAGCTCCTGTTAATATCCTATCTCCATAAACCCAAATTTTATTATAAATTTCTTTGTCGTCTGTTGTAAATTGAGCATCAGTTACATTTGTATTATCAAAAGTTAATCCAGAAATTATGTCTCCTTTTTTTTCAAAATGAACATCCTTATCTTCATCCACATAAAAATAATACTCTGCTAATTCAGCAAGATGTTTAAGTGCATCAAAAATATTGTCGTGGTTATAAGCAAGCCTTTCTGTAATTGTTTCTGTTTTAGTATCTATATGTGTAGTTGTGACAATTCCAACTGTATTTTGTTCTATGATTGATTTTGCAATATATCCAACATCTTCCCCTTTAAACACAATAGGTTGAATATTCATATCCATTAGTGTTGCACCATAATCTCTTCCAGTAAGAGTTATTGTTTCGCTTGTTCCACTTCCAGAGTATGAAATATTTTCAACAATTCCTGTGAATATTTTTGTTGTAGGTGCTGTGTCCTTATCTGCATAAATTATTACTTCATCATTTAGAGTAAATTCGTTGTCATAAACTCCTGAAAAATTATTAAATTCAACAGTGAAGTTAGAATTAGCATTATAATCTCCAATAGATTTTTCTACATTAATTTCTTTTGCATTTGCATAAGTTATTTCCCCTATTGTAATCTTTACATTTACCACCATTTTAGAATCCTGGAGTTATCCTTTTATTTAATTCATCTTGTAAAGTAACGGCAAGGTCTTTGCCTGTTAATCCATTTATATCCCCATAAAAATTATAACTTATAGCTGCTTGAGCCCTTTGAATAGTTGCAATATCACCCACATCTGTTGCAATTCTTTCATTTATGCTTTCTAATTTATGCAAACTAATACTTGATTGTGTTGTTCCTTTTTCTATATTTTTTGTTAAATCTTCTGTATTTGCTGTACTATCTGCTAACTGTCCAATATCAGAAGATACATCTGGAGTTATTCCTGCAGGTGGTATTACTGCTTCAGGAATTACACCTGCCTTTACTTTTTCCAAAATACCTACTTTTTTTTCCTCTTTTACTTTCTCTTCTATAGGTTTCATAAACTTTTCAATCTTTCCAATTGCAGCTAATCTTTTTTCTTCTATCTTTGCTAAAACACCTTCAATATCAATTAATTCTGCTTTAAATCTTTCTAAATTAACCAATCCTATTTTTCTTATTGTTGGAAGTCCTATGATTTTTGCAACTCTATTATATGCACTAATTATAGCATTTATAGCTTTTATAACCATATTTACTCCCCATTCAACTACTCCTACTATCTTATTCCAAATTCCTAACACAAAATTATAGATACTTCCCCAAACTTTTGTCCATGCAGTTAACATTGTGAAGAAATAGTTTACAGCTGCTTTTGCTACAGTCCCTGTTACTTTTTTAATAAAATTCCATATATTTACCCAATGTTTCCTTAAAATAAGTACTATGGCAATTAATGCTGCAATTGCTGCTGCAATTATTAATATAACAGCCCAAACAGGTAATCCAGCAATACTAACTGCTGTCATTCCAGCCGCTACCATACCTAAACCAGATGCTATTGCAGGTAACATAACAAGAAGAATTAATAAAGGACCAACAACTAAAAATAATAAAGCTGTTAACATTGCTCCAATTACAATAAATTTCTTAGTTCCTTCACTTAAATTATTGAACCAACTCACCACATTTGTGATTTTTTCAACTACTTTAGTAAACATAGGAATAAGATATGTTCCTAAAGAAGTTCTTAAATCTTCCATTTTAGCATTAAGTTGTTTAGTTGCATATTCATAAGTTCCTGTGCTTCTGGCCAAATCCCCTTGTGCATCTGCTGAACCATCAAAAAGAATCTGCATTCTCACTTGTAATTTTTCTTGTTCTGTAAGAACTCCTTTTAATTTTCCTTCACTTTCAATTAAATCTCCCACACCCATATCAAAAGCTTTTTGTTTTAAAGTGGTTTCAGTAAGAATAATTCCATATTTTTTAACTGTTTCGTGATTTCCTACTAAAGCACTCTGGAAATCCCTAATAACATCTGGAGTTGCTACATTGTTAAAAGAACCTACATCAGCTGCTAATTTAACCATACTACCAGATAATGCAGTTGCTTCATCTCTTGCAACTCCCATAGGCACAAATAAATCCTGAAATGCTGATAAATATTGTTTCGCCGCTCTTTCAGACATTGTGTATCCTTCTTGTAATTCTGTCACAAAAGCGTTAGCTGCTTCTTCATTATTTTTAAATACAACATCAAATTTGTTTTGAACTTCCTGTAATGTACTTGCAGATCTTACTAACGAACTCATTGCTGCTACTCCTACAATTCCCATTCCAGTTAGGGCAGCCCCAGCCCCAATAAAAGCAGCTTTGTGTTGTGCTGCATATCCAACTAATCCACTCATTTGAGTTCCAGCTTTATCAAATGTTTTAGAGAATTTGTCTACTGCAGATATAACTATAGAAACTGCTGCTCCTCCTGCCATTCCTCCCATAAATCCTACAATTCTAAATTACCTCCAGTATTTATTTTAATATAATCCCAGGGATGAACATCTCTTTGTTTAATATGAAGTTTTATATGTTCACTTTGTGTCATTATCATTCTATTTTCTGGCCTATTATCATTATGATTTCCATTAATATGATGAATTATTTTTTGCATCTTTATTTTATTTGTTTCACTTATATTTTCTTTATGGGTTGTATTAAGTTTTCTTCCATTTAATTTATTTGAGATTTTTTGTTTTGTTTTTTTATTATGGTGCCCCCATTTATTTTCTTTCCCTAACATTCCCTTAGGGTGAATTTTACCTTCCCAACAATTTATTCCTTTATTCCAAGGTATACTTCCTTTCTTAAATTGCCCTTTATTTTTCATTCCTTTTATACCCACCATTTTATTTTTTCCTCCTTTTAGATATAAATAATAAAAACCATAATGCTATAATAAATATTCCAACATAAATATTTAAAAGGCATAATCCCAATCCGATTAAAAAGCCTGCTATTGTGATTAATTTTATTTTCATTTTATCTTTTCCTAAATCTTTGGTTCTTTGCTTTTTGTTCCATTTTCTTTATTTCTAAGTTCTTTTTCTTTATTTGCCTACCTTTTGCTTCAGTTAAATTCCTTATTTCTGCATAAGTTAATTTTGGTAAAGTAAAATAATTATAACCTCTTTCATGAAGCCATAACACTATGTCTTGATTACTTAGTTTTTTTTTACTTCTAATTCTTGTTTAGATAATGTTTCTTTTGTTACTTTTCCAACTTCATCTTGGCTTATTCCTAAACTCTCAGACAAAATTGCTGTAGCTATTGCTGCTGCATATTGTGGTTTCATATCCTTTATTTGTTCTTCTGTCATTAAAGGCTCTACTAAACCATTCACAATTACATCATTATCTGCTTGTATTTTAGTTGCTGGGTCTTCACTTGTAGCTTTTTGATAAATCTCTTGTAATTTTCCTCTGCTTAAAGGTCTTACTTTTACTTTAGGTTTATCTGGCAATACTTCTAATTCCACTTCAATAGGTAGTAAATTACCGTCTTCTCCACGTTGAAAAACCATATCTTTTGCTGTTAACATTTTATACCTCCATTTTATATTTATAATTATAAAAATCTTCTATTTCAAATTTTATTTTATTTACAAAGTACATTTGTATACCAGAAAGGGCTTTACAGACCTTAAGCTGGTATCCAAGGATTGTAGTGATCTATTCTATCCCAAGATGAGCCTGCCACATTTTGTGGTCTTATTTCTATTGTTGTTTCATTTACTCCTTCTGCTGTTGATGGTGCATCCATATTAATTATCTGACATCCACTCATAACTAAATTTGTATGTTTACTTCCAACTGCTATTACATCTGCATTCATATCTAAACTTGCATTAAAAGTAACTCCACCTTTGTATTTCTCATTGTAAAGCCAACTTGCATCGTCACTTGGTAAGTCCATTGTTAGTGACAATGTATGATCTCTCTTAAGTGCTACTGGTGGTGCTATTGTTCTTCCACTAAATCTTCCTGCTGCACTGCTTCCAATGTAATGACTTGGTTCTAAATTGTTAGCAATTGCCAATGAAAAGTCCTTTAGTGTATCCATAGAGCTTCCTGCTAATGTTAATGAACAATCGTGCCACATATATGGTGTAAGTCCACTATCTGTTATACTTGTAGTTGTTCCTGAAGTGTATGTTAAACTTTGCCCAATGTAATCTACATCAACTGAAACTTTCTCACCCATACTTGCTGAAATAGTTACTGTATTCAAACATGCTCCTGCTACAGTTCTAATGAAATTTCTATTTGTTCCTGGTGCTTGTTTGCTATCTTCTATTGTAAAACACATAGGCACATTCATATCTTGTCCAGTTCCACTTACAAATACATTTTGACATACATCACTATTCACTTCATTAACTGAATGTGTACAAGTTCCTCCAGATGCATGTGCTGTTGCTCCTGAAACCTCTACAACAGAACCAATTGCCCAGAATGGTAATCTCATATCTTCTGGGTGAAAAGTCAATGTTCCTGTCACATCATTTGGTCCTTGATCAAAAGTGTCAAAAGACCTTGTTGCTGTCCCTAAATATCTGGTTTCTATCAATCCTTCTGCATCAGTAATACTATGGTCTGTTACTTGTCCTAACCAAAATCCACTTCCAGTTAAACCAGCTCCACTCTGATAAGCATTTGCATAAGCTCCGCTCTCAAAAATTCCCAATACTTTGTTCTGATCTGCAATAAATTTTGCCATTTCTTTATATACCTCCTGTGTTATTTAATTGAAAATGATTTTTAAGTAATTCAACAACATCATTTCTTAGGCTTACTTTATTATCTTTCAATGCTTGAATAAACTCTTCTTTTGATTTGTATATTCTGCCTATATCTTTTGCTCTCTCTATACCTACTCCTTTGATTTGTGTCAATTCCATAAAATTCCATGCCTTTGGCTCAGATAACTCTATTTCTTCTTCTGGCTTGCTCTCAGGCTCTTTTTCCTCTTTTGAATAGTCTGGTAACCTCCAGGGTTCATGCTCTCTTATCCACGAAATTTGGTCTCTATCTGCAATTTTCTTTACCTCCTAATTTAAACATCATAAAAGTTATATTGTATATTTAATATTCTTGATTTTGGCTGATCTTCACCAGGCTCATCTAATTCAGTAGCACTTAATAAGGTAAAATTATGTAAGTTGTTTGCAATAGACCCCGTACTTGCTGTGAATTGGATATCTCTTAATCTTTTATAGCAATTATTTGCTAACTCGTCTTTTTCTTTTTGATTTCTGCCCCAAACTCTAACTTCAATAGCAAGAGTCACATCCATTGCTTTTGTCTGCATGCCTGCCCTTGTTGCATCATAATTTAGTAATTTAATTGTAATAAGTGGATATTCCACTAATCTTTGAGGATAAGAAGTCATAATAAAATTAGATTGAGTAGTTCTACCAGTAAGGGGATCATCTACCCCAGTGGTTAAATCATCCTTTATAAAAAACAATACATCTCTTACGAAAGTTGCACTTTCTACTACCATTTTGTCTCGCTTGACATTTTAATTAATGAATCTCGCTTGATTCAATATTGAATATGCTTGTTCCTTTATATAGTTTGAGTTAATCACTATATATTTTTTATTCCTTACTTTAAAATACTAATTACTTTTTGTTTATTTCTATTAAAAGAATTCTGAAAATGTCTTCTTGGTCCACCTGTTATTCTTGTACTATTTTCTACAACATTAGCATAAGGCACATGTGTAAAAATTACTACCTCTTTTTTACTGGCTTGCTCAAATACATTCCTCATTAAATGTCCTGTATCAACACTTGTTGGTTCAGATTTATGTCCTGCAATACTTTCTTTTACTTCATTCTGCATGTGTCTTCCAACTTTTTTCATAGAATTTTCTATTTCTCTTTCTGTTTTTTCTGCTTTTTGTTTAAGAAATTTAATTGCTTGAGGAATTCCCTTTATAGTATAGCTTACAGTCATCTTAAGTTTCTCCCACCAAACTTTCAGTAGTTAATTTTCTGATATAAACCTTTTTGTAAATTGGAGTTTCTTCTACTTCATAAGGTATTCCCCCAACAGGAATCATTGTATAATTATAAGTTTGAGTAGGGCTACCTGTCATTCCAATTTTAACTTTAATATTGCTTCCTATCCCAGTAAAATCAAGAGATCCGTTCACATATAATTTTTGATCATGATTTGATAATTTTCCCTGTTCTACTAAGTTTACATCTTCAGAACCTTGTCTATTATCTAAAGGCATAACAACTCCAGAAGTCCATACTTCAGAGCCAGCAACTTCTGTAAGGGTTACTTCATCATCCCAAACACTTCCAGGTTCAGCAGAGAAATATCTAACTCTAATAGGTTTTCCTGCTTTGTTAATTACATTAACAAAACCTGCGGATAAGGTATCTTTAATTGTCATTTTAACTTAATTTAATAACCTCCACTTCTGATGTTGAAGTTCCAGAGCCCAATACACTAACACTTCCACATTTTAAATCGGCTTCAAAGGCACAACCTTGACTTAAAAATCCACTTGTACTTCCTGTATCTGCTATTGCATCAAATTTATAATAAACAGGTGCAGAACCTATATTTAAGATACTTACTCCTTTAGAAATAGTATTAAACACAAAATCTGTGGCAGGACTTCCTGCATTTAATCTTATTATTTCAATTGTAGGACTACTATTATCAACCATTGCTGCTCCAGAGGAATTAATAACTAATCCGTGTTGAGCTCCACTTGCAGAGATTATTGCTTCAGGCATCCTAACTCAAACTCCTGGCAAAGTGTGTTTTTCTACCTAATGCCTTTAATTCCATTTCTCCAAATAATCTATATTGTTTAGCACTTAGTTCTTCGCCACTTTCATCTATACTTAATTCTCCAAGTTTTATTTTTTCTCCACCTGCTTGTGCTTGAATTAAATCGATTGTATCTGCCTTAGAAAAATTAACTATTGCTGGTTGATATTTTGTACCAATAGAATTTGAACCAATCACATCCCCTGTGTAATTAGCAACATGTTGTCTGGCCATGTCTACAATTTCAATCATATTACCAGAAACACCTGTAGGTACTTGTAGACTTTCAGTTATGAAGTTTGCTATTGAACCGATAGTACTTAATGCCATTTTATTTTAATGGCTAATTAACTCCAGATGTTAAAAGTAATCCATTTGCATCACATAAAACTGGGACTGCTTCTGTGGTTCCACTCTGTATAGCATGTAATACTACTCCTATTGCACTTATAGAACCTATCTGCACAGCTATGAATTTTGCATATTCTCGATCTCTTTTCCCTTCTGATTGTGTAAATACCGTTTTTTTTACCTCCTTAATTTAATTGTGTTTGAATTGTCGGAAATTCAGAGGCGACTACACGACAATCTTTTTTCTTAAAAAATAAAATGAAAAATAATAAAAAATAAATTTATGCTAATTGAGACCAATCTGAACCACCAGGATATAATCCGCTTGCCATATATAACTGATGATTAACTACATCTTCACATAACTGACTTCCAGCTGTCCATTGTAAACTTGAATGTGGTGTTCCTTGATGTTGCAAAATGTTTTCTGGTACTCCTATACCTGTTGCTGTATCAGATGTTCCTCCAACTCCATCTATTGCTCCTGCAACTAATCCTCCACTTGCATTTAATGTTCCTACTACCATTTTCTTATATGAGTTTTATTTGGAAATAAAACTATCCTGTAGTTGTTATTGTACAAGTAGCGTAATCTCTTAAGTATTCTACATCAATTCTCATAGTTATTGCTGCTCCTGTCATATCAAATGTAGGCAAGTCAAAGTTTTCTACTGTTATATCTCTTTTGTAAGCAACCACATAAGACCATTTTCTGTCAATAACAAAAGAATATAATGCTTTAGTACTTGGTGCACTTGTTGCATTTCTACTGAATCTAACCACACCCATTCCGAAAATAGTTCCTAGGAATCCTGTTTTCATCATGTCTGTGTTTCCAGCTTTGTCTGCTTCTATAAATGTGTCTATGTTTCTAAGGTTTTGAAGTATCTTATCTCCCACTAAAAAATCTGTAGGTAGATAGTCATTTTGTTCAAGATAATTCATACCTTCAGCGATATTTGCTATTGTAATAGCTGCTCCACCTGTAACTGCATTAGTTGTTGAATTAAGTTCATCTATAATCAATTCAGTTTCTTTTTCAGCAAATCTTTTTCCTGCATATCTAAGATTTATATCAAATAATGGGAATTGACTATCTTCCATCATCTCTCTTGTAATTCTAATAGCTACTCCATATTTCACTGGTTCTATTGTAACGTTAGTATCATATTCAAGTGCATCCATATTAATTTCTGCACCTTCACTAATTTTTCTAACATCCATAGAATTTGGTTTGATTAAATTAATGCTCCAACTTTCACCTTGATTTGCGTTCTGAGCTGCTGTAGTGTACAATGCTGCTAATTCTCTTGGTAATAAAAACTTATCTGCCTCATCAATTAAAGTAGGTAAGATTAACTTTGGAATTAACAATGTACCAGCCACGCCAGTATCTCTTGTTATGTATTCTTGTATTCTTTTAAATGCCATCTTACAAATTTAATGAGACAAGACAATATGAATCACTACCTGCTTCTGTAATTGCTCTACCTATAACACCTACAAATGAACCTGTCCCTACATTTAAAACTCCATCAAAATTTGATGGTTCTAAAACTAATAACTGTCCACCTGATACTACACCTGCTGACTTAAGTAAATAATTTCCTCTTGTTGCAACTGTAACTAATTCACCTGAACCTACGTTTCCTAATGCAAGACCATTTACTCTTTCTTCAGCATCACAATGAGCTACTTCAATATCTGATGTAGCATAACTACTTGCTTGTGAGCCAACTGCTCCTGCTGTTCCTGAACTAAATACAAAGTCTCCACCTGAGATTATTTCTCTTGCTACTGCTGAAAATGTTCTTGGTACTTCACCGTCAAAAAGACATACTGCTCCTAATGGATTTATTACTCCTATTGCCATTTTATGCTCTCATAACAGTAAAGCTCCCACCTTTAAGACTTCCATGTCCTTGAACAATTTTGTACTTACCTTTTTCTTCTGCTATTGGTTCCTCTTTGTCTTCATCTTCAGGATCATCATCTTCATTACCTTCATCCTTATCTTCTGGTTTATCTTCTGGTTTATCTTCAGGTTTATCTGCATCTGCTAATTTGATTTTAACTGCTTTCTCAACTGCTTTGTTAATCATTTCTTGTAGTTTTTCTACTTCTTGTTTTTCGTCTTTACTCATCTTTATTTTACCTCCCGTTTTATTTATTTGAATATTATCATCAGATGCTTCATAAGCTTCTTGTAATGCTACTTGAAATGTTGCTCCATCATCTGCTGCAACTGCAACTAAACTTAATTCTTTAAATTCAATTCCTCTTGGAATTAAAAAACCATCTTCAGATTCTTCTAAATCTTCCACTGCACATCCAACTGAAACACTATCTATTCTACCATCCTGTATCATCCCTTTTATAGTTTTATCTACAACATTTGCTCTAAAATCTACTTTTTCTTCTTCGTCAATATATTCTCCAGAAAGAACTCTTCCCTTAATTGCATCCACTTCATTTCTATGGTCCACAAGCAAAGGAACTCCTGTTAATGTGCCTGCTGATTTTTGTAATTCTTCAGCAAGAAATTTATGATTGTTAGAAGTAAGTGTTGCATTAAGTGCAGTACCTTGGATTATAAATTCCTCATCTACAAAAGCACTTTCAATAATTGGAACTTGATAATTAAATTTTAGATTCATTTTAGATTTTGGTTCTTTTATTCCTTTTGCTCTCCTCCATGTTGTATGACAAGCAGCAACTGCCTGTTCTTGTGGCATACCATCATCAACTGCAAAACTGATGCATCTTGAAATAAATTTATTCCTTTCTTCTCCTTTTGATGGTTTTGGAAGTGGCATTGTTACTCCTTATAAATAACTTATGTACAATTAGTTTAAATATATTGGTAAGGGCACTATATATAATTAGTCTATTCTAAGAATTATTCCAACATCAATATTCTTTGATCCTATCACAGTAATAAGCAATTCTTCATTGAGTTTAAACTTATCAAAAGTTAAAATATCTTTTAAATCATTTTCTGAAGGAACTATTCTAATCCTTGGAGCAAAATAATTAATTCCTTCAATTTGATTTCTTTTAAGAATTAAATATCCAAGAGAACTTTGAATAATAATATCAATCTTTTCAAGAATATCTACAATTACACAATCTAAATTTCCTTTTAATTTTTCTGTTTTAATCTCTGACTGTCCTTTCTTTGTATTCAATTTTATTTTGATTTCTTTAGAGACCATTTTAATCCAGCTTCACATATCTACTTTTAGCAGTTCTTTTAATTATATGTTTATTTTCTCCAACCTCATTGAGATTTGGTTCAAGAACAGGATTTAGCATTTGCTCTCTTGTAGGAACAATAATCTCTGACTTTTTAGCAATTGCATCATCTCCTCTAAGAGGATAAACTATATCTCCAGAATGTTTAGCAAATTGAACTGATTGTCTTGTTTGAGGATCTATTCTACATCCTCTATTTTTTCTTCCTAATATTTTTCTATCAAAAAATGCTTTAGACATTTTTTCTGTATAACCTCCATAACATAAATAATATTGGATTAATTTTATTTTCTTCTTTTTCTTCTATTTTTTTTAATTCTTCCATTTCTAATAAAAACTGCTTTATTTCTCTTTCTCTTATTACCATTCTTCCTCCAATAATAATTTTTCTTTTAATTTATTGACTTTTTCTTGAAGTTTAACAACACAAGGGCCACATAACCACATACGATTTACTAAACTCATTGCTTCATTCCCACACTTTTCAAAATTGTGACATTTGGGTTTATTCATTATTTGCATTTTATTCTTCCACAGAAAGTAAACTGCACCTACAATTAATATGTGCTGGAGGTTGATTTACTCCTACATTTAATTCTTGAATTTCAAACACTTTGCCATTTAATCCCATACAAATATCACAAGTTCTATCTGAAACTGCTGCTAACCATCTTACTTTTTTAATTCCATGTTCTTTGTAAGTATCAACTAATCCCATATTCGCTAATCTCACTGTTTCTGTTCTAGCTATCATATTAGGTCTCCTTCCTGCTTCTGTAATTATTTTTCCTTCTTTAGTTACATCCCTTAAATCTATTGATTGTTTTATTTCTTTTTCTATTCCTTTAATTGTGTAATTTCTTCTAAATCCTTCTTTAAGAACAACTCTCAATTTTTCTATTTCTACTTTTGATAATTTTCCCATAAGAAAATCAGCTTCAGTTATTGCACTAAGAGTTTCAAAATTATCAATTCTTACTCTACTTAATGTATTTACAAGATAATCTGAATAATTAAAACCAGCCACTTCTTTAAGATTCACATACTCTCTAATTGACATCTCACCACTTTCTGCTCTTTTAATTTCTAATTCTTCTGCTTTAAGTTTTAAATTTAATTTCTCTTCTGCTGCTGGTTTCTCTCCAGGCATTTCAGGTTGAGGTATTTCTTCCTCTTCTTTTCTTTCTGCTTTTTTAGTTGCTTCTTCTTTCTCTGGCTCTTTAGGTTCTTTTTCTGGTTTTGCTAAATACTTAGGGGCATCTTCAAAATTCAATAATCTTGCGATTTCTAATTCTGCCATCTTTCTAAGTGGTTCTGATACATTAAAGTTCTCAACTAATTTATTTAATCTTTCAAGCCTTTGATTTATTTCTTCTTCCCCTGGTAAATTCCATATAAATTCTACATCACCAGCAAGGTCTTGACTAATTAATAATGGTTTAAAGATTTTCTCTTCTATAATGCTTTCAATCTCTTCTTGAATAGATCTTATTTTTCTTTGTAAAAATTCTAAATGAACTTTTGCTAACCCTTCTGGGATATTTCCTGCTCCCCACAAAACAATAGGGATTTCCATTCCAAAAGCCAATTTTTCCATATCAGAATTTTGTATGTCTGTAAGGTTCTTTCCTATCTCTCCAAAGTCCAATACATTCATTTCTACATTTCCATCAGTAACCCACTCTGTTCTGTTAGTCATATATTGTAAGTTTTCTTTGAAATCATCTATATCTTCTTTTTTTGCTGATTCTCCTGATACACCTACTTTTACATGAATTGGAGCTCCTGCTTTTTTACTTATTAATTTATGTTTATCTTCATCATTAATAACAATATTTTCAATAACTCTTTCATTAGGCCAGACAATTCCTATTCCATAAGCTTCTCCAGAAATTTTATTAATTCTTAAATGAGCAATTTGATTTGGTCTAAAAGGAGTAAATTTAGTTAGGTTTGTTCTTCTATATCCATCATAACCACCAATCCATTGATTATATTCCTTAACAACTCCCTTTCTGGTTCTTTTAACATACATGTGATTTGCATTTAGAACTCTTATTTTTTGCTTTTTTAAATCTAATTCCATAAATCCATTTCCTTTTAGAAATCCTTCTCTAATCCACTCTCTAAGAACTGTCGCAAATTCTGTGTTCTTAATAAAACTGTTAATAGTTAATCTAACTTTTTCATTCTTTGCTTTGATTGTAAAATCACCAACCACAGAATCTGTTATTTTATTAATACCTCCAGAAACAAGCCCCACTGATTTGTAAGATTTTTCCATATCTTCAAAATTAAATGGATGTTCTGTTCCTAAATCTTTAGGAAATCTAATAGGGATATCAACTACTTCCCCAATAAATTGTTCTTTGATCGGAAGTCTATCTTCAGGTTTTGCAGAAATATATCCCTTTATAACTTTCTTGCTAATCTCCTTACCTTTCTCGTCGTATTTGTATTTTTGTTTAGCCATTTTAACCTCCTGTAAAAAAGATTTCTAAATTTTTTAACCTCCAAAAACCCAAGTTTTAATTCCAAAGAATGTTGCAGTAATAACTGTTAATACACTTAACCAAACATACTGAACTTTCTTATGAAAATTATAATCTTTGAATTGTTTTCTTATATGGACTACATTTCTAAACATCATTATATCTCTATCTTTAGAACTCAGTTTTATAAACTGTGCTTCTGTGATGTCTAATCCACAATTATTAATCCCTGACATGCCTAAATTAGGTATATTTGATTTAAATATATTGGGTTAGTTAATATATATTACCTTTGCCAAACTTTATTCAAACAGAAATGTATCCAAATTTCCCACTTTCTTTGTATACAGCCAATGCTATGCTCCAAAATGCATCTCCATGACCTATTTCACTTTCTACTGCTTGTAAAGCATTGCTTACAGAAAGCACACTATCAATCATTCTTTGTCTGTTTAAGAGAGTTATTTTAGGTTTATATTCATCTCCTTCCTTATTATTTACTAACCTGCTGAAATTACTTGCCATATCAAATTTAGATTTTACCTTAAAAACCACTGGCTTCCATATACTTGGATCTATTAATCTTCGTTCTCTAAAACCTTCTAATTCTGCTCTTGTATCGTCATAGTTTATCCTATCAATCCAATGAAATTCAATAAGAGAATTTATGAAATCAACTTGTTTTGAGTAATCCCAACCATCCATAAACTTTTCATAAATCTGAATATAATGTCCTTTATTTAATTCGAAGATAGTAAAATGAGAAGGATGTGATTTTTTCCCTATATCTAATCCAGCCACAATCATCATTCGTCTATCTTTGTATTCCCTCGCAGGCTGCTTTCTTTCTTCAAGAGTTGAATTAACTGTTTTCATAAGTTCTTCTCTTTGAAAATAAGCCTCTTCAGTCCATACAGGAGAACACATATATTCTTTTTTAAATGCTTTCTCTCCCAATTCTTCATTTCTAATTTGATTTAATCTTTCATAACTAAATAATTCAGGCCAGAGAGTTGTTTTATCTCCCTCATTTAAAATTGCTTTGTATTCTGCCCAATCCCAAGAAGGATTATTTCTTAATTTAAAAAACAAATCAGTTTGATGTTGAGCTGTTCCCACAAGGTGAATTTGTCCTCCTTCTTTTGGTAAACTCATAACTTGTTCTCTAAAAGTTCTATTTATCTTATCTATAATTCCAAAGTTTAATTCATTTGTAGGATCTGCAAGTATATCATCACAGATTACTCCATCTCCATGCCATCCTCTATTAAAAGTCAATATTCCTGAAGGCATACATCTAAATCTTGAATTATCTTCCCAAGTATAATCTAAAACAGAATTTCCTTGAGTTAAATCTTTAAGATTAATAAAACAGGGATTGGATTGAATATATTGTTTAATGTTGATAGTATGATAAATACTCATCTTTTGATTATAACTCATATAAAGCCAAGTTAAATTATCTCCTGGCTCCATTTTAAAAATCATCCACATAACAAAAGCATAAATGGTTGTGGATTTCAGATGTTTTCTTGCAGATAGTGTCGCTGTTCTTGGATTTTTCTCAACCCTTTCTGCCCACTTAGCTATATGAGGTGCCTTAACAATTTGAGATTTCTTAAAAGAAAGAGGAAAAATATGTGTAATAAAATAAGGAAATGATTTTTTAGATTTCTCAATATACTCTTGAAATTCTTTATATTCCCGTTCCATTTCTAATAGCCCTCAATAATTCAGGAAAGTTCAAATTGACATTTGTTTCTTTCTTCATAAAGTTATATTGAGCTATTGTCTTTGGAACTCTCAACTCTAATTCATGCTGTAACATTCTCGCTACTTCGCTTGCACTTACTTTAAAATTAGGATCTTTTAATTTATCTGCATATTTAACAATAGTTGCATTAATTATCTCAATATGTTTTTCTTTCATTTCTTCTACACTTTCTATAATCTTCTTATCTACTTTTTGACTTATCTCTTCAAGTTTTTCTTCCCAGTTAAACTGTTTATGCCATGTATAAATTGTTGTAAAATGAACATTTAGTTCTTTTGCTATTGCTTTTTTAGCCATACCTTCTAAGTAAAGCTTCATTGCTTGCTTCTGTTTTTTTAAACTTTCATATTTCTTCATTTTCTTTTAGATGTTGATTTCCTAATTGCAATCTTTCCTATAAGACCCCCCAAAGTATATTTACCTTTATTTTTTCCTGTTGTCCTCTTTGGTTTCTTTAACTTCTTATGTGTTTGTTTTTTCATTCTGTAAAAATGGCAGTTTTAAATCCATAATTTGTTCCTTCTTCTTTACATTTTGGACAAAACTCTTCTCCTTTCTGATTTAATCTTGTTTCGCAAGGCATTAGTTTTCCCTCATAAACAACTTTGTGTACCTTACAAATTCTTTTGTATGTTACCATTTTAAAGTAAACCAAGGTGTCTTACTTTTTAGTTTTTCTGGTTTTAACTGGGATTGGATTGTCTTCACTTAAATTAACTTCTACTTTTTCCTTATTTCCATACTTAAAACTTTGTTTTTCTGTTAAGGATACATCTTCTAATTCAGGTTTGTTTTCATATTTTGCTCTTGCTCTCTTGACTGCATATACTTCTTCTTCCATAACTGAAATATTATATGATCCTTCTTCTCCATAACCTATATACTTATATCTAAATGTTTTAACAAACACATCAAATGGGTGCTTCTTGCTTACATGTGCATCTCTAACTTCTGCTTGTTCAATAAATTCTATATTATTTGGTGAGCTATATTTATCCCAATCTATCTCTATTTTTTTAATGTCTGTTGCATCCACATAACCATGTGTTCTCATAGATATCTTAGCTTGTTCTCTGTAATATTCATCAAAATCATCCATAGCAGCTTTCTTGAAAAATGGTAATTTCTTTTTGCCTGCTTCAAGTCTCTTTTTTCCAAGTTCTGCCAAAAATATTTCTTTTGCTGTCCTTTGTCTCATGGGTCCTACATCTGTAAAATCTCTTTTCTCATCCTCAGTAGGTTTTCTAAAAAAATCTTGTGCCATATTTAACCTCCTATTTTATTTAATTTAATATTATTATTTTGCATACCCTCTATTAAGTTAACAAATTCATCTATATTTACAACAACACAAATTTGTTTATTTTTTCTTTTTTCTATTTCTAATTTTCGTATTAATGTTTGTCTACAACGCCAACAAACATAATATTTGTGTGCTTTGGGGGTGTTAAATATTTTACTACAAATACTACACCTTGGAGATAATTTAAATTTTTTAGGTCCCTTTTTAGATAAGTATACATAAGGTCTCAAAATTATTTTTAATCGTTTTTCTTGAGTTGCTTCAATCTCTTTTCTTAATTGAGTTTCTATGAAATTTCTCCACAATTCTTTTATATTTATTTGGGGTTCTGACATTAACATTGCTCCTTTATACAATTTAGGTTCATTTAATTCCATTTTAATTTTTTGTAAGTATTATTTCAATTGTGGAAACATAAATATCTCTATCAGGTTTTTCTTTATCTTTAAAAGTTTCACTTCCAGTACTAATATTTTTAACTTCTATTTTCAAGTTTTTTCTTTTTAGAAATTCTGATATATTAATTGCTTTGCCAACATTTGCTGTTCCTCTTGCTTTCAAAATTACTTCCTTACTGCCTTTCCCATCAAATTGGACATTAACTGCTTCTGCATAAATTCTCACTGGTTTTTTTCCTATAAGAATTACATTATCCTGTTTTTCCATTATTCTTCCACCTCTTCAATTTGTTTAATATTTTTAATTTCAACACCTTTTTCTATTTGGTCTTGTAAATTTTTCAAAGTATCACAATTTCTTGCTAATTGTTCATTGATTGTATCCATTACTTTTTTGTCTTCTTCTTCTTTCTTTTTTCTTAAAAATGGTCTTACAGCATTTTGGTAAATCACTTGTGCATTTTGAAAGTCTATTGTTAATTTATTAAATTCCGCTTGTTCTTGCAATTCTTTAATTTCATTTTCAATTCTCTTAATGCCTTTCTTTGTAAGTTCTATTTCTTGTTCATCAAGTTTTCTTTTCATTGTTTTTGTTTACCACAAAACTTTCACCAACACTTGTTGGAGCAAATTCTGTTTTTTCTCCTTCCTCCTCTGATAAAAATAAGGGATCTATTTGAGTAATTTGTTCATCAATAACTTTTCTACAAAATTTATCTGGTTTGAAGTCTGTATATTTATTAAAAAATTCCATTTGTCTAAAATTGAATCCAATGCTTATCTGCATTATTCTTTCTCTAGGTTGTACACGTTTACCCATAATATATATAGTTAGTTTGTTTTAGTTTAAATAGTTTGCTGTGGTTTATATATATTTTTAAGTAGGGTGGATTGGTCTATTAATATCCTATTGCCATCACCAAATACCACCCTTTGTTCACTCTTATCGCTTTCGCAGAATATGAACTCGGACACTCCTGCCCTGCAATGACGATGACTATTAAATTAAATCCACTATCTTCTTAGCGGTGGCATCCCATGTATTTTTACGGGCTATTTCTAAAGCCTGATCCCCTTTCTCTAATACCTTCTCTGGCTTCATATAAGCATCCCTAAGAGCATTTCTAAGCTGTTTAATATCAGGATTAAGCCATTTAACTTCTTCATACATCACTTCGTGTTCTACCTGTGTTAACTCTCCATCCACAATCCATCCAGTCTCTTGAGAACAGTAGTCTGTTTGTCCTCCAAAAGATGTAGTGATTACAGGCAATCCACAAGCCATGGCTTCGATACAAGGCAAATTGTATGCTTCTGCCCTTGTAGGACTCACAAATACTGTTCCTTTATTGTATAAATTTACAAGTTTATTATAAGGAATATTTTGAAGATCTATGTTTACTAAAGGCAGGTTATCTTTTCTTGGAGCTGTTTGTTCTATGAGTTTATTTAAATCTGGTATTCCATAAGCAGGATTAATTTTTAAAAGTAATTCTACATTATCTTT